CGCGTCATTCTCTCGATCGATCCCGCCGGTCGCGGGCGGGATGAGCTGGCTTGGTGTGTCTTGGCGGAATATGGCGGCAATTTCTACTTATTGGAGAGTGGCGGCAGCACATTGGGCTATGAGGACACTGTCCTGGAGCATTTGGCAAAAACAGCGAAGAAATGGGGCGTTAATTACGTAATCGCGGAAGCGAACATGGGGGATGGCATGTTCACCGCTCTGCTGAAGCCCCACATGCTGCGTCATCACCCGGTGAGCATTGAAGAGGTGAAGCACAGCATCAGAAAAGAGCACCGACTCTGCGACACGCTCGGTCCAATCATTCAGCAGCACCGTCTCTGCGTGCTGTCAAAAGTAATGAAGCAAGACTATCGCCTGCTTGATGAAGATCCAGAGCACGGCTACCGGCACATGTTGGCTTGGCAGATCAGTCGACTTACAGCAGAAAGAGGCTGTCTCGAGGCAGACGATAGAGCCGACTCCCTGGCTATCGCACTGGCTTATTTCGTGGAAGCCGCGGCCCAGGACCAGCTGCGCACCCAGGCGGAGCGTGCTGCGCAGATTCAGCAGGAAGATATGGAAGCCTGGATGTCGGAACAGGTCGGAGCAATCGACTGCCTTGCGTTGGGGTGGCGTCCCCAGACAAGCCAGTCAGGCTCCTATGGAGGCGTCAAACAGCTTTCGGTTTGATCGGGACAACCTTGTCAGCCATCTCGGAGAAGTCGAGCTTGCCTGCCAATTTCTTGAGAGTTGACCCTTCTGCGGGGATTGCGGTGACATTGCTGTTTTTCAGCAATGCCATTGCATCACTTACCGCTCGTTGATCGCCATCTCTCAAGCGATCAAGCGTGAGGTCAATTACGAGGTCGTGGATCTCGCCAAGTTTTTCGAGTTGATCGCTCATTAGGAAGCTGGGCGCTACCTAGCACCTTAGATACAGTTGGCACACTTACGATCCCGCAGAGTGCTGCCATTGCCACCCATTGATCAGAGATTAGTGGCCGCGATGGCCGCTGAGTTCCCTGATCGTGCTCCTGATCTTGATTGGGGAGACAAGGAAATCATGTTCCGTGCTGGCCAGGTGTCTGTTGTCAGATGGCTGGCCATGAAATACCAGGAACAGCAGGAGGACATTTTGGTCCCAATGGAGCTTGGAGGGCACAACTGATGTGCATGGGAGGCAAGCCCCAAAGGGCAACAATCGTTCAGCCTGATTACGGCGCTTACAACCAACAGTTTGAGCTGCAAAGAGCTGCGATTGATCAGCAGATGAACAACAGTTCAATGCTGATGCAGCAAGAGTTGCAGTCCTCCCTGCGGCAGCAAAACACGCTCAAGGGAGAGATCCGTGACGCCAAAGTCGCAAAAGCGGAGAGAACAGACAAGCTTGAGGAACAGGCCAAGCGGTTGTCGGTGCTGATGGGCACGCCTCCGCCGGAGCCGAATGCGCAAGCTCCAGAAATCGGTGTTCGCGATCGAGACATTGAAACCCGTAAGGGCAAGCGTTCGATGCGAATTGGCCGCAAAACCGCTCAAGGCTCTGCCAAGGGCACTGGCTTAAACATCACCTAGGAGAATCATCATGTGCCTTGGTTCACAGCCACAAGCTCCAAACATTGAATACAGGGGGCCTTCTGAAGACGACATTCGTCGAAACGAGGAGTCTTTAGCGGCGTATCAAACGCAAATGGAGGAATCTCAGGCAGCGTTTCAAACTTCGCTGCAAGCGCAGATTGATGCTGCAAATGCTGAAACTGAAAGGCTTCAATCTCAGTACGCCGAAGATCTCGCGGCTGCTCAAACTGCAAGTCAAGGCAAAGTCGATGATGCGACCGCTGCTGGGTCAGCCAAAGCGGCAGCTGCAAGCCAGCAGTCAAGTGCTCAGCAAATCGGTGCTTTGACCGTTTCGACGCAGGAGACAGAGGCAGCAATGCCTCAAACGACTGAGTCGACAGTCAAGAAGAACAAAAAGCCCAAGTCATTGAAGATCTCGACAGCCGGGGTTGCCAATGCTTTGGGTGCTGGCGTCAACCTGGGGATTTAATCATGTGTAGTGGAGGAAACGATTCCAGACGCCGTGATGCCGAAAGGCGTCAAAGGGAGCTTGACCAAGAGGCTGATCGCCGAAGGGCAGAGCTTGAGCGGTTAGCTGCGCAACGGCAAGAACAAGTCCAGGCTCAGCAGCGCAGCATGGCGGCAATGCAAGCGCAACAGCAGGATTTTGTGACGAGTCAGCAGGCAAGGACTGCTGATTTGCAAAACCAACAGAACCAGCGATTGAGTGATTTAAGAACCGAAAGTGATGCTCAGGTTGCTCGCGTCAATCGGGAGTCTGCAGCCAAGGTTCAGCGCATTGAACGTATTGGCAATGCTGCATCAGCGTCATTGCGAGTCTTGGGTCAGAAGCAGCCAGTAGCGCCTGCTGCAAAGCAGACCAGGCGTGGTGCGCGGGCGCGTGGGGCTGGTACGACTAACCCTGGCTATCAGCGCGGTTCAGGTTCAACTAGCGGCACCAACCTCTCGATCTAATGAAAAAGACAGCAGCCCAGCGCTACGACGACCTGGCCCAGGACCGGGATTATTACCTCAGCCGGGGCCGGGCTTGCGCTCGGCTGACGATTCCGTATCTGATCCCAACCAGTTCAGAGCCGGTTCCCGACACAAAAGAGACGTTCCCGGTGCCATGGAACGGTATCGGGGCTCGGGGTGTGCTCAACCTTGCAAGTCGAATGCTTCTTGGGTTGCTCCCTCCTACGCAGCAATTTTTCCGGTTTTCGCTGGATGAAGCAGAGCTCAATGCGCAAGGTGTCAGCCCTGAGCAAAAGACTGACTTTGAGCAATCGCTCAGCCAGGTTGAACGGCAGGTGCTTCGGGAGATTGAGGCCAGCAACGATCGTGTGGTGTTTCACGAGGCGTTGCTGCATCTAATTGTTGGCGGTAACTGTTTGCTGCATATCGCGCCGGAGGGTTTGCGCTGTTTTCATCTGAACCGCTACGTCTGTCAGCGGGATCCGATGGGTAACCCCCTCGAGGTGGTGATCTGTGAGCAGCTGGCAATTGAAACACTGCCAGAAAAGATCCAAGAACTTGTTCGTGCGAAAGACGACGATGACGACGTTACTTCTGGTCTTATTGACGACATCGTCAATCCTGTTCCTCGCCGCGATAACGGGGATACCGTTCGGATTTATACCTACATCCAGTGGGAACGGAACGGTCAAGGCAAGGACGGCACCGTCAAATGGCACCAGGAAGTAAACAACAAGGTCATCCCTGGCAGTGAGTTCAGCAGGCCAGAGGAGGTCTCTCCATGGCTCCCGCTGACGATGATTCGCAGCGATGGCCAGCAGTACGGAATCAGCTACGTCGAGACTGCTGCACTGGCTGACCTGCAGACCGTTGAGGCTCTCTGTCAGGCCATTGCAGAAGGCAGCTTGGCCAGCAGCAAGATTCTGTTCTTGGTCAAGCCATCAGGCGTCACCAAAGCGGCCAATCTGGCCAACAGTCCAAACGGTGCATTCGTCACCGGAGACCCTAATGATGTGATGGCTTTGCAGGTGCAGAAGTCGACGGATCTGCAGGTTGCGATGCAAGGAAAGACGCAGATCGAGGCCCGACTGTCACAGGCTTTCATGCTGGCTGATGTGAGAGACAGCGAGCGCACGACAGCGGAAGAAGTGCGCCTCACTGCATTGCAGATCGAGAACAGTCTTGGCTCGATCTACAGCGTGTTGCAGACGACATTTCAGGTGCCTTATGTCGCCCGCAAGCTGGACATTCTTCAGCGTGAGAAGAAGGTTCCGATGCTGCCTAAGGAGTTAGTCAAGCCTGTAATGACCGTGGGCCTCGCTGCAGTTGGTCGTGGTAACGATTTGGAGCAGCTCGTTAGATTTACAACGACGTTGGGTCAAACAATGGGTCCGGAAGGTTTGGCAACCTATGTAAAACCGACTGAACTGATTAAGCGTCTTGCCTATTCCATGGGTATCGACACTCTCGGATTGATCAAGTCTGAAGAGGAGTTGGCTCAAGAACAGCAAGCTGCGCAACAACAGGCCCAGCAACAGATGCTGATGCAGTCAAAACTGGCTGATCCTCAGAATCTCGCCAACGCTGCACAAACCGCTCAGGAAGTGCAGATGACGGCTGAAAACCCTGAACAACAACAACAATGAGCCCCGAAGTCGGAACCCCGGTCAACAGCACTCCTGAAACTTTTGATGGGCCGCAGCTGACAACACCCGAGGAGAGGGAGGGGTTGGTTGCCCCTGGTCAAGAAGGCGTTCTAGAGGACTTTGTTCGTGAGCAAGAGCAGGCCGCACGGGAGGACGCAATCCTCGGCAAATTCAAGTCACCGCAGGAGCTGGCAAAGGCCTATGCAGAGCTCCAGCAGAAGATGGGGCAGCAGTCAGGAAAACAGCCCGAGGAGACGCAGCAGGCTGAGCCTGAGTCAGCACCGCAGGAGACGGGCGCATACACAGCGGAGCAAGCCTCCCAAAGGTATGGCGCGGCTGCCGTGGAGAGTCTTGCTGAGAAGGGCGTGGATTTGGGTGAGGTGATGGCTAAGGCCGACCAAGGCCAGGACATCAGTGAGCATTACCAGCTGCTTGCGGAGACGTTCAACACGACTCCTGAAATGGTCGACATCTTCAAGCAGGCGATGACTGCAGCTCCGGCAGCTTCAAGCGATGGACTATCTGACGCTCAGTCGACAGCAATCCTCAATGATGTTGGCGGCGAGCAGGCATTCAATGAGCTCCAAGCCTGGGGTCGGGACAACATGAGTGAGCAGGAGCGGGCCAGCTACAACGCTGCTGTCGATTCTGGCAATGCCGAAGCAGTGAAGTGGGCACTGAAGTCGCTGCAAGCCCGTCAGGGCCTGAAGCAGCAAGATGTAGAGCCACAGCTCTACGGGGGCGGAACACCTGCAGCTGGCGCTCAAGTCTTCCAAAGCCAGCAACAAGTGCTGGATGCAATGAACAAAAGGAATGATCAGGGCCAGCGTCTTTATGACGTAGATGAGGCTTACCGAAACAAGGTGGCGATGATATTGGCTAGTTCGCCACAGTTTTAGTAAGCTCTCTTTTAAGACAGCAACCGGAACTGGGTGAGCCCGAAAGGACAACTCACGGCCAGGGAGGAATGGGCGGTCTAAATCAAACCAAAACTATTCCTCCGAAAAATTCATCATGACTGATGTCAATCTCTCAAGATTGGGTCAGATCAAGGGCGACGGCGCTACCTGGGAAGCTGGTGCCGGCAAGCTTGATAAAGACCGCGAAATGTTTTTGCGCCTCGGAAGTTCCGAGGTGCTGGACGCGTTCATGATCAACACGGTGTTCAAGGGCAAGACCCGTGAACGCAATATCCGTGGCGGCAAGTCAGTCGACTTTCCGATCACCGGACGCATGCTCGCGGCGTACCACCAGCCCGGAAAACCCATTACTGGCGACGGTAATGATCCATCAGACCTGAACAAAAGAACAATTGAGCTCGACGCTTTGATGATTGCGGACACCGCAATTTATCAAGTTGATGAACTCATGAACTTCTACGATGTTCGTCAAATCTACACAAAAGAGCTCGGCAGAGCCCTTGCGGTGGAATACGATAAGCGTGTTGCCCGCCTTGTGTACGCCGCTGCAAACAACAGCACAGAGCCCCTGGCAAAGGATCCCCCGAACGCAGGCCGTACCGGAACTGCGATCACACTTGACGACACTAAGGCTGATTTTGACGCTAAAACCCGTCAAGAACGTGGTGATGAATTAGTCGAGGCTATTTTCGATGCTCGTGTGAGTTTTGAAAAGAAAGATGTCCCGATTGATAATATGTATGCCGTCTTTACTCCGGACGACTATTACTCAATCACCCAGTCAAGTCGTGCCATCAATGTTGACTTCAACAATGGTGGAGGTAACGGCTCTATTGCTCAAGGCGAGACTGCCAGAATCGCTGGCATTCCTCTGTATTCGAGCAACCACGTCGACCAGGACGACTACTCATTGGTCGCTGGTGATGTGAACGCCGACTACGCCCAGGATCTGTCGCTCTGCCGCGGCCTGATCTTCCACCGTGACGCTGTTGGTGTGGTCTCACTTTTGAGCCCTTCACTCCAGCTGACCGGCCCCGAGTATCGCGTTCAATACCAGTCTGACTTGATGGTGGCGCGTCAAGCTCTTGGCATGGGAGTGCTCCGCGCTGAATGCGCTTGTGCGATCTCGACCAAGTCCGCCTAAGTGGCTAGCTTGTAATCGGAAAGCACAAGAGCTGCAGGGTCAGGCTTAGGCCTGGCCCCTTTTTTTGTGTTCCGTCAGAATGCGGTCATCGTCCTTGTAGAACAGATGTCCCTCGCTGCTCAGACCAAGGCTCAGGGGAGAACCAGTCTTTTAGACGCTGTAAATATCTGCCTGGAGAATGTTGGCGAGCAGCCGGTCGACACTCTCGACAATGAGCAGATTCAAGATGCTCGGGTTGCGCAGCGCACTTGCCTTGAGGTGCATAAGGAAGGCCAGACGAAAGGGTGGAGCTGGAACACTGAATACAGCTACCCATTCAGCAGGGATGCCGCGACGGGGTACATCAAAGTCCCTGCTGAGGTCGTCGGCTTTTCGGTCAATCGCTATCAATACAACGGTCGTTTTCAGCTAAGGGGGCAAAGGGTCTACGACCTGCTGAAGCGGACCTACATCCTTGACGAGCAAATAACGGAGATTGCGGCTGATGTGATTTGGCTGCTGGCCTGGGACGATGTGCCTGAGGCTTACAACCGTTGGGCCACTGTCAGAGCGGCCCGTATTTTTTCTGATCGCACGCTGGGTTCTGAGCAGCTTTTCAAGTACACCGCGAAGGATGAGGCCGACGCACAGGCAGAGCTAGAGCGGATTGAGCTTGAGCAGGAGCAATCCAACATGCTCACTGGCGCTAATGCGTTCCCGACGTATCAGCCAAGCGCTGGGCTGATGAGTCGCCGTGTCGCTAATGGGTACTCAATCTTCTAATGAAAAACGTCGCAGTAACGATTCCCAACCTGATCCAGGGTGTGAGCCAGCAGCCAGACTCGCAGCGCGATCCAAGCCAGGGGGAGATTCAGATCAATGGCGTGTCGTCAATTGCGGAGGGTTTGCGAAAGCGCGATAGCGCCAGAACGCTGGCGAAGGTTAGTGATAGCTCGTTTGGCGATGCGTTTTTCCATACGATCTTGCGGGATCAGCAAGAGGAATACATCAGCGTCATCTCAAAGGATGAGATCAAGGTCTTTGAGCTGGACGGCACTGAGAAAGCTGTTACGGCAGATGCCGGTGCTTACGACTATTTGAGCAGCGTTACTGATGCCAGGCAGCAGATCAGAGCGGTCACGATTGCCGATTACACCTGGGTCACCAACACGCTGACGGCTACGGCCATGGATACGGCGGTCGCGCCGGAGACTGCTAGGCCAAGAGCTCATGAATGCCTTGTCTGGGTCAAGCAAGCTGTTTATGGCAATAGGTACGTTCTCACCGTCAATGGCACGACGGTCACTGTCGAGACTCCTGTTGCAGCCGTTGTCGTCGACGGGGAGACTGTTACGGAGAACAGGATCAGCTCTGAAGAAATAGCCGAGGCGTTGATGAACGGCATCGGCGGTGTCGACAGCTCTCGGTCTGGTTCTGTGATCTGGTTCCGCTCTGACAGCCCAATCACCGTGTCAGCGACTGACGCGAAGGCCAACGCCACGATTACAGCAATCTTGAACACCGTGCAGGTGTTCACTGAATTGCCGACAATCGCCCCGGTCGGCTATCAAGTCGAGATCACTGGAGATCCTGGAACTAATTTTGACAATTATTACGTGGAATTTGAACCGCGTAGTGGTGATTTCGGTGAAGGAGAATGGGCTGAAACTGTTGCACCGGGAACCGAGTATCAGCTCGACCCTGCAACGATGCCGCATGTTTTAATCCGCAAATCAGATGGAGACTTCTGGTTTGGTGCGGTGAATGGGCAGACTGTCGACGGGATCCCCGGTGGAGTCCCAGAGTGGGGCGAGAGAATCGCTGGCGATATTGATACAGCGCCCGACCCATCGTTTATTGGCTATGCGATTAACGACATCTTTATCTACAAGAACCGGCTCGGATTCTTGGCTGACGAGAATGTTATTCTCTCGCGGGTTCGAGAGTTTTTTGAATTCTTCCCCGAAACAGTTACGACCGTTCTTGATACTGATCCCATCGATGTTGTGGCTAGCAACAACAAGGTTTCAGTTCTAAGGTATGCGGTTCCTTACCAGGATGAGCTGATACTTTTTTCTGCTCAGATTCAGTATCGATTCAACGCGGCGGAAACGGTCCTGACTCCTGCTACCGCACAAATTACTGCTCTGACTCAATTCGATGTCGATATTGATATCAGGCCCCAGCAGGCAGGTGGTGGCATCTTCTTTATGCAGACCAACGGCCAGTGGTCGCAGATGCGTGAGTTTGCAGTGCGTGGTGCGGGCACAGCCTTGACTGCCGACGCATCTGATTTGACGGGATACATCTCAAGTTATATCCCAAACCATTGCTTCAAGTTGACTATTAATGACACAGGAAACGCGGCGTTTTTGGTTAGCTCTAAGCACACTGACGGCATGCTGGGTGCCGATTATCGCAAGCGCATTTATGTCTACAAGTGGTTTTTACGCAATCGGGGAGAGGGCGCAGAGCGTGCGCAGAACAGCTGGTCTTATTGGGAGTTTGGCGCTGATGAGGTGCTGCAAATTGTCTGCATCAGGGAGATCCTTTACTGCTTGATGCGGTACGGAGATGCTGTTTATTTGGAGCAAATCTCTGTGCTTGATCGAGCAGAGGAGTCTGTCGATGCTCCCTATCCTCTGCTTTTGGATCGACTGATCAGCACAACAACAGCAACGCCTGCTGATTTGCGCATGGATAAAGGTGTTTACGACAAGCAGAAAAATGAAACCACTTTTACGTTGCGATATGAGGCCACGAACGAGGTTCAGGTCTGGTCGGCTTACAACTTGACTCAAACGAATAAAGCTGGTCCGGTGTTCCTAGGTTCTACCGATTCAGGAACAACGGTTACAGCACGAGGCGACTGGTCTCAAGAACACGTTTGGGCAGGTGAAAAATACAACTTCAGGTATAGGTTCAGTCGGTTCAAATTGATGACTGATATTGGTGGCGGAAAGGCTGTCCGCAATGTCGTCCGCACGCAGGTGCGGCAGGCCAAGCTTGCTTATCACGAGACTGGCTTTTTCCAGGCGAAGGTGATCCCGGAGAACAGGAAAGAAGGTCTATACACATTCGACGGCACCGTTCTGGCTGTTCGGGCGTCAACGATTGGCA